CGCGAACACATGCGCGATGAACAACGCATGGCGCGCGAGTTCACCCTTGAATTGATGGGCATAACCGATGCTCGCGAGTTCTGAACAACTCCCCGACGACTTGGCCGAGTTCCTGTTTCGGCCCGGACCGCGCTCGATTACGCAGCAAATCAGGGATTTCAACGGCGCCCGCATTGGCGACCGCGACAAGTTCATGGCCGCGGTATACCGGGACATGGCCCGTGACGTGCCAAGCCTGGCCCAACTCAAGCTATCTCAACTTGGCCGGCCAGTGTGCATATGCGGCGACGGGCCTAGCCTGGTTGAAGATATCCCCATGATCCGCCGCATGAAGGCCAACGGCGCGAGGGTTATCACCGTCAACCGGACCCATGACAAACTGATCCAGCGCTTCGGCATCGTGCCTTGGGGACATGTGATGTTGGACCCTCAAGAACGGGTGGCCGATTACGTCGCCAGCCCTAGGCATGACGTGCAATACTTCCTCGCGGCTGGCGTACACGAAAAGACCTGGGAAAAGTTTAAGGGCTTCCCGCATTTCCTGTGGATACCCTATGCCGACTTTCCCACAGGGTCAGAACCGCAATACGATGACCTAAAGAAACGCTTCCCCAATCGCGACCCGGTTATCCTGCCCGGTGGGACAACCGTGGGAATGCGCGCCATTTGGGTGGCGTACTACCTGGGCTTGATCGACCAGCATTGGTTCGGGTTCGACAGCAGTTTCGAGGGCGAGGCCAAGAACGTATCGGGCAAGCCCCAAGCCGAGGGCGTCAAAGACATCATTGCCAAGCTGACCGACCGCAGGGGCGAGGAACGCGAATACCGCACTAACGACAACATGGCCAAACAGCATCTTGATTTCGAGGAACTGATTTCAAAGCAAATCCCCGACATGCTGCGCGCCGGCACGCTCAAGCCGGTGCCGCTGTTCACCGTTCATGGGCGCGGACTGTTACCGGACTTCGCGCGCAAGATCGGATTGCACGCGGAGAGTTGACCGCCTAAAATAATTCCGCCGGATCGTTCCCGGTGAACCGTTTTCGGGTGGGGCCGTTGGGTGAAATATCCTGACGGCCCTATTCGTTTCACCAATCTGTTGCAATACCGCCACACCGCGCCTAAAATGCCCAGCATGACAAAGCGCAAGGGCAAAGGGCGTAAGTGCTAGGCTGGTGCGGAAACGCAACTAAGCCAATGGCTTATACCTCTGCATACAAGGTATGACGTTTCAGCCGGGTCAGTCGGGAAATCCGACAGGAAAGCCGAAGCAAAAGCCGCTGCGCGATGCGCTGTTGCTGGCCATCAAGCGCGTAGACAAAGACGACAAGATCAAACTGAACGCGATGGCCGAAGCCTTGGTCGAAAAGGCTTTGGCCGGCGATGTCATGGCGTTTCGTGAAATCGCTGATCGTGTCGAGGGCAAGGTCGCACAGCAGACCATTGTGACCGGCGACGAGGACGGCGGACCCGTCCGTCTCGAAGAAATCCGCAGGAGCATCGTTGATCCTCGACATTCCGACAGCGCGGGTATTCAAGCCGCTGTTGTCACCGGCCCGGTATAAGGGCGCATACGGTGGCCGTGGCAGTGGCAAGAGCCATTTCTTCGCGGAAACGGCGATCGATCGATGCTTGGCCGATGGGTGCCGCATCGTCTGCATCCGAGAAGTTCAGAACAGCCTTAAGGACAGCGTGCGCCAGTTGCTCGTCGACAAGATCGAGGCGCTAGGCGTGCGCGATCAATTCGACATCACGCGCGATGAGGTCAGGGGGCGGAATGGCTCTCTGATCATTTTTCGTGGCATGAACGATGCCAACGCGGAGAACATCAAATCGCTGGAAGGCTTCGATGTGGCCTGGGTTGAGGAAGCTCATACGCTGTCCCAGCGCTCGCTTGAGATGCTTAGGCCGACCATTCGCAAGCCAAAGTCCGAGTTGTGGTTTAGCTGGAACCCGACCGCCAAGACCGACCCGGTTGACAAGTTCTTGAGAGAGAACCCGCCCGCTGATGCCATCGTGGTCAGGGCCAATCACTTGGACAATCCGTGGTTTCCGAAGGAACTACTGGGCGAGATGGAATTGGACCGGACCAAAGACCCGGCCAAGGCATCGCACATTTGGGACGGCGCCTATGACGTTGCGCCGGCCGGAAACTACTACGGCGCCGAGATGGCCGAGTGCGAGGCCAATTCGCGGGTTATCCCGCTCCTGCCAGATCCCGCGTTGTCGGTTCATACCGCGTGGGATTTGGGCATCTCAGGCAACATGAGGTTTTGGGCGTTTCAAGCCGATGTTGGCGGGTTCCGCTGGCTATACCATCACAAGTTTGAACACCCCGGATTGCCGCACGCCGCGGCCATTCTTGACGGGCTCAAGGCCAAGCACAAATGGCGCTTTGGCAAGCACCTTTGGCCGCATGACGGGTCAAGCAAGGATATCGGCTCAGGCGAGCGCCGCTGCGACATGATGGAGAAGCTTGGCTATCGCGTTGAGGTATTGCCAAGGGGCGACATTGGCGACGGCATCGAAGCGGTTCGCCGGGTGCTGAAAATGTCCTACTTCGACCGTGACGGCACGGTTGAAGGCGTGGCCGCACTCAAGGCGTATCGCAGGAAGTTCGACAAGTCGCGCCATGTGTTTGTTGAAGAACCGGACCACGACGACAGTTCGCACTCGGCTGACGCCATTCGAACCGCTGCGATGGGGCAGCACTTTCTGACCAACGACGCGCCGGCCACCGCTGCGGCATGGGCCAAGGTCGATAAATGGGAGTTCATCGCGGCATGACACCGGACAAACCCATGGACCTGAACGCGGTCGAGACGCTGATAGGCCGCGAGATCAGGGACGCCCTCGATTACGTCAACGGTTCCGACGCCATCGGCGGGCAGCGTGACCGCAACCTGGAATACTACCGGGGCGAGATGACCGACTTGCCGGCGCCGAAGGGCCGTTCGGCCATCACCGATCGCACGGTTGCCAACTACATCAACATGATGCTGCCTAGCCTGTTGCGGGTGTTCACTTCAGGCAAGAACATTGCCGAGTACGCGCCATCGGGCGCCGAGCCTATCGAACTGCTGCGAACGGCTACCCGGTTCATCAACGACGTTGTGTTCCGCAAGGACAACCGCGGCGAGGTCATCCTGTACCAATGGGCGTTCGACGCATTGGTGCAAAAGGTTGGCGTAGTAAAAGCGGTCTGGGAGGAAAAGTACGAAACCAAGACCGAGACATTTGCCGGTCTGTCCGACCTTGAGTTCCAGGCCTTGCTTTTTCAGCGGCCCAACGATGAGGTTGTGGCGCACAGCGGGCAGTCTCAAATCGTCACGGGGCCGGATGGGATCGCGGTCGAAAGCGTTACCCATGACGTGACCATTGCAACCAAGGTCAACCGATCGACGGTCAGGATTTACAACATCCCGCCCGAGGAGTTCATCATTTCCCGTAACGCCAGGGACGATGAGGACTTCGTTATCAAGTCGCACCGCACCAAGCGGCTGGTTGGCGACTTGGTGGCCTCGGGCTACCCGCTGGAAATCCTCGAAAAGCTGCCCGACTATCAACCTCCGGTGAACACGACCAGCGGCGAGAACCGTTACCAGAACGACTACAGCCGCAACCAGGCTTCGGCGTCAGATCCGATGTTGCGTGAGGTTGTGATCCACGACGGCATTGTGAAATGCGACCCTGATGGAAAGGGCGTCCGCGAGTGGTACTTCGTGGCCGGGGGTGATGAGAGCAAAGTTAACTTGCTGGAGTTCGAGGAATACAAATGCCAAGTGGTGTTCGCTGAGTTCTGCCCGAACCCGCTGCCGCATTCGTTCTATGGGCTTTGCCCGACCGATGACCTGGCCGAGCTGCAAAAGGTCTGCACGGTCCTGATCCGGCAGATGCTCGACAACCTTTACCTGTCAAACACGCCGCAGCGCGAAGTCTTGCAGCGCGCGATTCTGAAACCTGACCAACTCATGAACATGGCGCCGGGCGCCCCGGTTCTGGTCAGCGAGATGAACGCCATCCGGGAGATGGCCATACCGTTTGTGGCGGACAAGGCCCTGATCGCCTTGCAGCACTTTGACCAACAGGCCGAGATGCGGTCTGGTGTCAGCAAGAACGCCATGGGCTTGAACCCCGAGGCGCTGACCAATCAAAGCGCCACCGCTGCCAACCTTGCCTACTCGGCATCGATGGGCAAAGTCGAGATGATCGCCAAACTTTGGGCGACCGGAGGCATGCGAAAGCTGTTTCGCGGCATTCTGAAGATATTGGCCGAGTACCAGGACTTTGCCCGCGTGGCACAAGTCAGCGGCCAGCCGATGCAGGTTGACCCGAGGGAATGGCGGTCATTGGTCGATGCTGATGTTGTGGTTAACACCGGCCTTGGCACGGGCACGCGAGAACGCGACGTGGCCATGTTACAGATCATCGCCCAGGATCAAGACGACATTATGGAGACGCTGGGGCCTGAAAATCCCATTGCATCGTTCCGCGAGTGGGTTGCGACCAAGCAACGATTGATAGAATCCGCCGGCCTGTCCAACTCGGACCAGTATATCAAAATGCCGCCTGAAAACTGGCAATGGCCACAACCGCAACCGCCGCAACCGACGCCTGACACGCAACTCTTGGCCAAAGTGGAGCAGGGCAAGACTGCGGCGAAGCTCAACGAGACGGAAGCCGAGATCAAATCCAAAGAGGTCATTGAACTTGCCAAGATCGAAAGCGATGAACGCATTGCGCTCGCCAAAATCCAAGCCGACGCGAGCAAGTTGCGGGTGGATATGGTCAATGCGGAAACAAAGCACCTCACGTTGCGCGAAAGCCTCAAGGCAAAACAAGCCAAAACGTCGGCATCCGAGGCCAAAGCGCAAGGCGCTGTTGAACGAGTTGGGCGCGGTCGCAAGGCTGATGAGCGCGCGGACCAACGGCATAGGCAGTTGCTCGACGCCCTATCAGGGATGGCGTCCGCTGTAGGTCAGATGAACAAACCAAAGCGGATCGTCAAAGACCCAAAGACCGGCGAGAAGCGGGTTGAGGTGGTGAACTAATGGCAAGCATTCTCCGAACTGAACTGAACCTAGCGGCCTACACCGGGCTGACGGATACCGCTGCGGCTGCGCTGCTGAACCAGCGCACCAAGCGCGGCCCGATCCCCGCCGAGGACGTGCGGCGATATCTGCACCTTAACGGCAAGTGGGCTGGCGTTCGCGCTGCCTCGCTTGGCCTGGGCGGTGCCAGTGAAGCCGCACGCATCACCGCGCTGGCGTTCATGGATGGCTTGGATAGCTTCGTTTCATTCGACCTGGACGCCTACGAGGCGGCGGTTAGCGCGCAACTCGATGCGTGTGTAGCGGTTTCACTGATCACGACTGCCGACAAGACGGCGATTTTGGCGTTGGCTGACAACCGGCGCACGCGCGGCGAACAGATTGGCGCCGGGCACGTCAAGGTTGGGCACGTCATCGAGGCGAGGGCTGAATAATGGGCGCGGTAACTTGGACTGCCTACGGCACGGCCGACGATCTCAGCAGCGGGTTCTCAGTCCTTGCTGACGCGGCGGGGTTCCTGACCATCGAGGTTGATAACTCGTCCGATCTAAAGATGTTCGGCGATCTTGAGGTAACGTCAAACTCGGCAATCACCGCGTCTGGTCTTGACGCCCGCGTGGACGTCTATCTGATCCCGACCTACGACGGCACCAACTACCCGGTCCCAGGATCGACTGCGGCCACGATGACTGGCGGGCAGTACGTTGGAAGCATTTCGAGCGTTGACACCGTTGGGACTGTCGCCGTGACCAACTACACGAACGGCACGCTTAGAAAGATCGAGTTGCCGCCGACGAAGTTCAAGATCGGTATTGTCAATGAGTTAGGGGCCACGTTCCCGGCCGCAGCGAACACGATCAAGCTGCGTAGGTATGGGTCGACGGTCGCATGACGATATATCGCAAACCGATCGGCTATTCACAGTTGGATTTGTCGAACAAGATCAACGAGCGTCTGGCGTTCGCGTTCGCATTTCGAGGGCCAGGTGACTACAGGGACTTATCCAGTAAATCGTCGCGAATGTTGCCGATAGGATCAGCCACCGTAATAACCCCGACGCTCATTGGTCATGCGACGAGGTACGATGGCACGGCAAATTCGACTTACGTTCTGTCCGATCAACCTCTGGTCACGTCTGACGGCGTATGGACAGGAGACTTCACGATGGCGGTGTTGTCTAATCCTATTTCGGAAAGCAACGCCAGACACAATTTAGGGCCACGTCGAGAAGCTGGAAATTTCCCACAAGCCGTCATGGGCGCCAACCTCAACACCGCGCTTACCGGGGCAACGGCTGGTGCGTTCACCTGCGGCGTGTTTAACAATCCAAACTACGGCATCGTCAACACACATTCGAGTTCTGTGGATGGTAACTGGCATCTGTGGGTATGGATTCGGCGCGGCACGGCTGGCGATTTGTGGCGCGACGGAGCGCTTGTCCACTCCACGACCGGGACCGCGTATGCGATCAGCGACTCATCTACAGTCCTAGGAATCGGTCAACGTCCGGTCAGCGTGTCTCCTTTCATTTGTAATCACCACATGGCTTTGGCGATTGGTTGGAACCGCGCGCTGTCGAGCGCAGAGGCGTTACAATTCTCACAAAACCCGTGGCAAATACTCCGTCAAAGGCCCATTTGGCTCAATGTTAAAGCGGCTCCGGCCGCTGCGGTCGCGACGGCAAACGTGGTCCAAAACTATAGATACAGAAGGATCGCGGCATGACGCACCGTGGCGACTTCGACACCAGCGCGATAATCTACGGGAAGTTCACGACGTACCGCCCGAGCACGGGGGCGCCATACACTTTGGCCGGAACCCCGGCGCTGTCGGTCTACAAAGACAACTCGACCACGCAAAGCACGACTGGCGTCACGCTGACGGCTGACTTTGACAGTGTGACCGGGTTGAACCATTTCGCCATCGACACATCGGCGGACGGCACGTTTTATTCGGCGGGCTCGTTCTTCGACATTGTGATCACGACCGGCACCGTCGATAGCGTGTCCGCTGTCGGGTCTGTTGTCGCGTCATTCACCTTGCGGAAAAACTCGGCTTTGAAACCAACTACAGCCGGCAGAACCGCGTTGGTGCAGGCCAACGGCAGCTTTGTCATGGACGGCGCTGGAACGCTGGCTTTGTCGTCTCAGGTTGACACGCTGGAGGGGTTATTCCAGGGCGGAACATTCAGCCTTGGCGCGGGCGGAACACTCACGCTCGGATCGACCGGGGCAACCGTTATCAACACCGGAACCGTTGTTGTCGGAACGAACAACGATAAGACGGGCTATAGCCTCACTCAGACATTCCCGACGAACTTCAGCTCGCTGTCAATCACGGCAAGCGGCACGGTCGCGGCGAACGTTGGCGGTACGCTGACTGTCAACCTCAACTCGACTGACACGACACGATTGCAAGAACTTTACCAAGTGCATGGGCTTGCGTCAGGTAGTCCGCTGACGGTGAGCGCGACGGCAAGGGCGGCGGCGTCGATTAGTCAGACAATCAGCACGGCGGCCGGAACTACGACGGTGACGAGGATCTGAGATTGGCGCTAGACCCGCTCACCATCGCCCAGCAAGGCATTCAGTCATCGAGCGACCTTATCGCGCTCCAAGGGTTGCTTGATTCAACGACGCAATCAACCGTTATCATCGACGTTGACGGCGACATTGACCTTCAAATCGGCCACCGGGTTATTCAAATCCGTCGCCCGAAGCGGCTCGAACTTGAACGCGCCGAAAAGCTGGTCATCAAGCGCGTCAGCAAGGCGCTCAAGGGCTCGAAAAAGGCCCGCGCCGAGTACGCCACACAGACGGTTTCCCATGTGTTGCGGGAAATGCAATCGGCCTTGGATTGGCGGCCCGTAGCCAACCTGGCCTTGGGATTGCAGGACACGATCGATCGGGCGGACATTGCCAAGATCGATGCGTTTTGGGCTGCGGTTCAAGCCGCGGCTTTGCAAACACTTGAGGAGGAGGAGGAAGATGACCTCTTGTTGCTGTCATGACCGATGACGCGCGCCTAACCATGCACGCCAACGAATTGCAGGCAAATCCGGCGTTCATGAAGATCCTAGAGGACATGAAAGCCGACCAGATCAGGGCGTTTCAGGCGTGCCCGATGGGCGATGACGAGGCCCGGTTTCGGTTTCAAACAATTCTGAACCTTTGCGACGATTTCGCGGCTAGGCTCAAGCGGTACGCTGACGCCGGCAAGTTCGAACCGGCGGAAACGCCGGCCGAGGAAAAGGCGCGAAAGCGCTGGGCATATTTTTAGTTTGCACAAAACAGGAGAAGGCATAAAATGGCTGACAATATCCCGGCGGCTGGCGGTCAAGGTTCGCTCTCGTTTCACGACGCGATTGCGGCACTGAGGCCACAAGCTGACCCGGTAAGCGAGGCGGCCCGCACTCTGGGCAAGCAAGCGGCGGCGGCACGCGCACAACGCGCACAAGCCCAAGCCGCGGCTCCCCAGGAAGCCGAAGCGGAGACAACCGAGGAATCGGACCTCACGCAAGAGGCAGAGCCGAGCGGCGCGGACAATCCCCAGGAACCCGACACCGCAGAACCAGAGGCCACGACCGACGATCAGGTTGAGGCGTCCGAAGAACTCGAACCTGCACCGCAGACAATCGAGATCAATGGTCAGCATCTCAGCGTTGATGAAGTCCGGGCGGGATACCTCAGGCAATCCGATTACTCGCGCAAGACGCAGGAAGTTGCGACGGCGCGGGCGGAAGCCGAGGCGGCACTCAGGGAGCGTATTCCGAAGTTGGATCAGTTGATTTCGTCGCTACAGCCGGAGGTTTCTCAAGAACCTGATTGGGTTGAGGTGGCGCGAGCGGACCCGCTGGGTTATCCCGAGAAGAAAGCCCTTTGGGACCGCAAGCAAACCCTGCTCAGACAGGCTCAAGACGCAAGGCAGCGCGAGAACGAGATAGCACTGGCCACGGCCAAGAAAGCCATGTGGTCAGAACTTCGGAGCGGGAAACTCAATCCAGAGTGGACCGACCCGAAGAAACTTGAGGCGGATACGAACGCGGTTCTGGACTTCGCCGTGAAACTCGGCCTTGGACCCCAGGACATGCAATCGCTCACCGACGCAAGGCTATTTTCGGTACTCGACAAGGCCCGTAGATGGGACGCCCTGCAAGCCAATCGGACGGCGACGGATAAGCGGGTCATCGGCAAGCCTCAGGTTGTAAGACCTGGTTCAAAGCCTGCCGGGATCAGCTCGCAACAGACCGACTTCAACCGGAAACGCGAAGCGATGTTGTCGAAAAAATCCATGACCGCGCAAGAGGCGCTCGACGCCATGCGCGGCCTAACCCGAACACAGAGGCATTAAGATGCCTCGCAGGAGATTGAACCATGGCTATCATGTCAAATTCGCAAAACACCTACGCCCAGATTGGCATCCGCGAAGACCTCGCGAATATGGTCTACCGGATTGATCCTGAGGAAACTCCGTTTCAGTCCAACATCGCGACGAACGGAACGGCCGCCAACACTAACCACGAATGGCAGACCCAGGCCCTCGCTGCTCAGGCCACGAACTACCAACTGGAAGGTGACGACGCGCCGGCCGCAGAAGCAGCGACCGCCCGCGTTCGTCTCAAGAACTACTGCAACATCTCGCGTAAGGTGATTGCGGTCACCGGCACCGGTCGTGCCGTTGAAGTCGCTGGCGTGTCCGATGAGTTGAACGAACAGAGATTGCTGCGCTCGCTCGAACTCAAGCGCGACATGGAAGTGACCTTGCTGGCCAACCAAGCCTATGACGCCGGTTCTACCCTGA